GAGAATCCTGAAAGATATATTTCTGGTGGACTCTCCCAAGGTCTAGATGATAGCAGGTAGAGTTGACGTTGGCATAGACTCTATGATGGTACGCTTTACCGGGACTCATGTCGAGACCGATCTGCTTTCCAAGGTCTACATGCATCTCCCAGTGTTCGGGCTTCGAGATATACAACATGTCATCTCCGTTAACCAGAACACCATTGGCAGTACCTTTGATCCCTTGTCGAGACCTAAGGGTAAGGTACAATCCATAATTGGCGAGACACAAGATGGGAAAGCTCAAGATAGATCCCATGAGCTGGCCATTACGTTGTTGGACATCAGGTATACCGGTCCATTCCGGGTACTGACACAAATGGGGAGCCAAGACCCTCTTCCAGAGATTGTGAAACTCTGGAGGAAGATCCCTAATAAGACGTGTCATGATACAGGAGGAAAGTTTGGCCGACAGACGATCTGTAGCAGCACTGTAATCCACACTGAACCATTCGTAATCCTCAAAAGTCGGAGACCCAACCATGTCGGGATCCCAACCAGGGGAATTACAAACTCTCATAACGGAAGGCCCATTCGTGACTAGATCATAAAGGTCGGTTGGACAAATAGGTCTTCCTATGAGTCGGAATGGCGGCATCTTTCTCATAATGGTATGCAGTGAAACTTGTAGATTCTTCGAAAAGTAGTAGGGGACAGACTCACCCTTCGAAATAACACGAATCTTAAGAGGCTCGACGACGGCTTGGATCTTTGCCATCATCGGACGTTCATCGTCTAAGATACTATAGGTCGCACACGAGATTTTATCTTCCCAAATCTTCAAGCCATCACTATGTTCGTACACCTCAACAACGTGGTTGAAGCGGAGACCATAGGGTGTCATGATTTTAGTAAAGAATTGCATACGAACGAGCTGTGGGGCTCGTCGACGAGTGTAATGACAACTATCCATATAGTTGTTCAAACGACTCTCGCAAATAACCTCACGAAGGAAACCTTGTGCTCCCCCCTTAGAGCGGGGGCATTCATAGCTGGCGCTCTGCGAAGCTTGATGCTGAAAAGTATCAATGCTCATGGAGTAGACGGTTGTGAGCTCATCAGAAATCTTGGAGAGTGTGTGTTCAAGACACCCCATGATTTCCTGACAAGTAGCGTCATCGATAGGATCAGGACGATCCATCGACTCTCTATGTTCTTGATACGCGGTTAAAACCAATTCGTCGGGAGCAGGGAGGGCAGCACGCTTGGCCTGAAGAAAGGAATACCAGAGATGGGTATTCTTTCTACAGAAAGTATCTAGACGACGATCGGACCAACGACGCCAATGACCCATGGGTCTCCATGGGATGTCGGCCTCTTTAGGAGGATCGTTATCGAGGTAGCGGGACATATGAGTGAGTATCAGATACTTTGCTCTCTTGAAGAAGACGGAGACGGGGACCATCTCTCCATTCTTTCCATTCAAGTATGTCAGGAAGTTGAACGCTTGGGACCGAAATGAGGTTATGACCTCTTCGGGTGCCTTATGCATATCTAATATTGCAATAAGACCCCTTAACAAAGCTCGACTTCTTTCACCGGACTTTTGATCAGGCGACGATTTATCGATGTTATCGTCAATTATTGAGTTAGTTAACTCATCAACATCGTTGAATATAACGTTTATATCTATTTCAGCTATAGACGATGCTTGTTTCTCTTTATTAGTGGTAATGTTCATTATTGCTAAACT